CTCCGTGGTAGCGCAGACATGTTTTGGAGTCGGCGCGCGCATGTTGCATACGATGATGAGCAGTTTCACACTCTCACGGCCAACCTGAGCCAGTATGCGTCATCCCACAACATCCTTCGCTTCGTCGTCGAGACGTGGCCGCAAGCTGACGCCTTGGGCGGTGAGGACGAAAACGACTATTTTCTGCGCAACGTGCGGAGGATAGCCATTGATTCGCGCACGCGTGCTGTGAACCTAAATCGTGGTAACGACCTCAAGGCGTCCACATTTCAAGGTCTGGCGCATGACGCGATCACATGGGGTTTCATGATCCGGCGCTCGATGCGCCACTGGTGGAATGGTGAAACAGGGCCTGCGTTCCAAGCGCAGGCTCTGTACCACGGCAGGTCAGCTACGACCGGCCGTTCGCAGACGGCGAGACAGGCGATGGAGTTCAACTCGGCACAGGCCGGGGTTCTTACTCTTCCGCAAATTCTTGTCGCTGACGCGATTCCGACAGTCATGGACTGCGTTGTCGTTCCTCTCGGAGAGGAGGTGACGAAAGGGGCTTTCGCCTCATTTGTCCAGACGTGCGTGGAGAAGACTATTGCCAGTGACCTGACGCCGCTCATCGCGGTGTCGGGTGTCGGCGGTCTGGCGGCCTGTGCGGCAGCCGTGATCGTTGGTGCTGGCCAAGGGCTCTTAGAGGGGTCGACACCAAAGGATCGAGCGTGGCGCTGTTTAGCCCATGTTCTCTTGGGCGTCACGACCCTTGCTTTCGGACCAAAAATCGCAATCCTGCACATGCTCTGGAATTTCGCTGTTGGCCGCCTCGGCAAGAGGCACCTTCGGCTGAACATCGTCGCCGCAGCAAACCGCCTTCTCGCCCACAAACTCAAGGGGCAGTCGGCGGCAACGGGCGCGAGTCTCGCCATTGCGTACTCGCGCAAGCAAGAGTGTCACCAGACGATCTGGGGGCACAAGACCGGGTCGAACGTACACAAGTTTATCCCCGGCACGATGGCTACCCCTACCATGGGCATGGTGGAGAGCCATCTGCTCGCCAGTTATGACCCGTCTTCAGTTGTGTTCAAGCCGACTAAGACGAGGGATGACGGGTTTGAGTACGAGCACACATTGTTTGAGGCATCCCGGCCCGTGGCCGGTACCGTCTCGCATTTTGGGCTCGTCGGCAGGTGCGTTATGTCGCCCACCCCCGATGCAGCAGGGGAAGAGGTGGCGCTTCGCGCGCGGGTTGGGAAAGAGTTCTGGATGAACAAGGACAATAACGGTGTCATCGTCGATGCCGCTATGGAGGCGCTCAAGGAGTGCTACCTGCCCTTACTGAAGGAACACGTTGAGCCGGTTACAAAGCCCGTACCGCTCAAGGATTGGCTCAAGAGTCAAACTCCCGCTAACATCCGCTTGTACGAGGCGCTCATCGCTGATGGGTTCACCTTGCCGGAAAAGGAGCGCCTCCGCTTCAAGTCGTTCTTGAAGATGGAGACCGTTGTGCACGATAGCAGCGAAGAGCTGGAGACCTATCAGATGGGGACAGCCGGATATCTTTTCAAGGATCCGCGCCTCATCCAGAGTCCAGACAAACGTCTCGTGTTACAAGTCGGACCATGGCTGCGGAAGGCAGCCAAAGCTTTCAAAGCTGGGCTACAGCCCCACTGCGGCGGCGACGTTCTCGCTGGCAAGCACATCTTCTACAGCTGCGGCAGCAATGCGCGTGGCACCGGGGTCGGTTGGGACAGTCTCATCGCCTGCGTTCAGAGCACTCTGGACGCCGATGACGACCTGATCTACCTTGAGATGGACTTGTCGCGTTTCGACGCGCACATGCAGAAGGCAGCCTTTGGTGCGCTCGACGCTTGCTATGGGGTCATCCTCCCCCGGCATATTAGGCGTAAGCTACTTAGAGGAAAGCAGCGCGGTCAAACCGCGCATGGCATCAAGTATTCGGTGATGTTCGGCATGTGTAGCGGCATGCCTGATACGTCGCTGGGTGACGCTATTATGAACGCTGGGATGCAGGTTGCAGTTTTCGGTGCCCGTCAGAAATGGGCGTCAGTCGTCCTCGGGGACGATTCTGCGACCGTGATGTCCCGCAAGCTCTTTGACTCCCTCGGCGGGGTTGCTGGAGTTTGTGATGCGTATCAGCGGCTTGGTATGGAGGCTGAAGTCATTCTTCACGCGGAGCGGGAGTACGTC